CAAGGGGCGAGTGAGAAATCTGTTTCAAAACCACCAGCAGCTTGCACAAAAAGATATAACACTATTGTTGAGGATATTCGTGCTATTTCAGCAGCCTCAGGTATAGAAGCAAATATTGGCTCCAAAGACTATAGTGAAGGGGATTCTGGGACGGAAGGATCTAAAGAAGAAAGGGTCAAAGAGCCACCAGAAAAAAAAGAGGAAACATAAAGAATGGGAAGAAATTTTGATTCAAACAACAAAGATGGTGCCAAAAAAAGAATGAATATGAAAATCTTATGGCAAACTGATGCATATAAAACACCAGTCGGGATGGGGCCAAAATCTGTTCGAAACAATCATTGGGTCGAATCAATTCATTACGGACTCATAGACCACAATAACAATTCAGTGATTCCGAATGAAGAATTTATGGTAGAAACTCAAAGTGGAAGAGTTCTTGATTTCGTTGCGGATTCCTATTCTTTAATGCGTCTTAATTGGTCAGTTGCCGCACAAAGAGGTCTTGTTTCTCCGCAAGGATCTGCTTTTGGTAATCTCGATATGGTCCGATCATATACTAATCCTAAAATAAAATATCAAAAATATTTAAGCAATATTCTTAATACTTTTAATAAAAAACATATACCAAAATTTATTGGTATTGATAATATAACAACTTACGATGCATATGTCAATAGTTTTTTTGATTTTATTTTAAAAGACAGAAGTGAAGCACCAATAACAATGACCAGATGGAATACATCGCGAGCATCAAGTATTTTAGATACTGGTTTAGCTTTTTCTTATTCAGATATGCCAATGGATGCAGACAAAAGAAAGATAGATGAGATAATAGATCACAATGCGTTTCCATATTTTTCAAACCTTTGTTTGAATATGGGATTCTCTATGTCCAAAGAAAGCCCTAATATATTAATTTGTGAACTAAAGTCTCCTGCCACCGACAGCATCAGATATTCTTATGGCTTATTTACACTGTCTAATATTTTTAAATCT